ACCTGTTGTGTTAGCTTTTAAACTATCTTTACCAACTGCAGTATTATTAGAAGCTGTTGTGCTAGAAACTAAAGCACCACAACCTACTGCTACATTGTAAAGACCTGTTGTGTTATAAAGTAGTGTTTGATAACCGACTGCTGTATTTAAACAACCTGTTGTATTTGTTTGTAAAGCACTCAAACCAATCGCTGTGTTACTTGAACCTGTTGTGTTAGCAAATAAACTTCCTTGTCCTACTGCTGTGTTCTTTGATGCTGTTGTGTTATTAGATAAAGCAACTTGACCCACACCTACGTTTTGTGCACCTGTTGTATTATTTGTTAAAACTGCATATCCTACTCCTGTATTAGAAACTGCTGTTGTATTTTTATCTAGTGTAGAATTTCCAATAGCTACGTTATATGACCCTGTTGTATTTAATTCTAAAGTTGTTGTACCCACAGCTACGTTGTGAGTTCCAGTTGTGTTTGTTGTTAAAGAAGAAAAACCAACTGCTGTATTATTATCTGCTGTTGTGTTAGCTTCTAAGGCTTTATTTCCAACTGCTACGTTAAAATCCCCTGTTGTATTTAATTCTAAAGCACTATGTCCAAAAGCATTATTAGTACTTCCTGTTGTATTATTTCCTAAAGCACAAAAACCTACTGCTGTGCTATTAATACCTGTTGTAGTTTTACACATAGAATTAAAACCAACAGCAGTATTAGAACAACCTGTTGTATTAGTATCTAAAGACCTATAACCTACAGCTGTGTTTTGTGAAGCTGTTGTATTAGCATTTAATGCACAAGTACCTAATGCTACATTGTTAGCACCTGTTGTATTTTCACTTAAAGCATCTTTACCAACTGCTGTGTTATTGTTTGCTGTTGTGTTCCATCTTAAAGCACAAGTACCTATTCCAGTGTTACTGCCACCTGTTGTATTATTTCCTAATGCTTTGTCACCCATTGCAACATTACTTCCACCTTCAGTGTTAGTTATCATTGTTTGATAACCAATTGCTACATTATTATTACCACCTACATTGGCACATAAAGCTTGTTGTCCTACTGCTGTATTTCCACCACCATTGTTATTTTTTAAAGCATACCAACCAACTGCAACATTAGAAACACCTGTTGTATTTGACATTAAGGCACAAGTTCCAACTGCTGTGTTACCTTCAGCTGTGTTAGCACATAAAGTTTTATAACCTATTGCTGTGTTGCTTGATGCTGTTGTATTAGCATTTAAAGCTAAAGCACCTACTGCTACGTTTTCTGCTCCTGTTGTGTTAACTTTTAAAGAATCTTTACCTACTGCTGTGTTTGAACCACCTGTTGTGTTAATTCTTAATGCACAAGTACCAACTGCTACATTATTAATACCTGTTGTGTTATCATTTAAAGCACCTTGACCTATTGCATTATTACAATAACCTGTTGTGTTAGTAGTAAGAGCATTATAACCAATTGCTACGTTTCTGTGACCACTTGTATTGTTTGTTAAAACTGCATTACCAACTGCTGTGTTAAAATCACCACTTAAACTACCACTATCTAAAGCAGTATCACCTAAAGCTACGTTACCTGTTCCTGTTGGATAATTTCCGTCTAATTTTATTGTGCCGTTTACGTCTAAACTAACATCTACATCTACAATATCTAAATTACTTGTACCATCAACATCTATGTCACCAGAGATGTCTAAAGTTGCCATTACAGCAGTTCCAGTTGTAGTTGGTGCAGTAAGGGTTTTGTTTGTAAGAGTTTGTGTTCCAGTAAGTGTAGCAACAGTTGAATCAATTGCTATTGTTCCAGCAGATGTAATTGCACCTCCAGATAAACCAGTACCAGCTGTAATAGAAGTTACTGTTCCAACATTTTGTGGAGTTATAGTTGTATAAGTAATACTTGTAGATCCTAATGTTGCATCAGTATCTGTAGTACATAAAAATATTTTATTATCATTTGCAGTACCTTGATTAGTTATAACCATACCACCAGATAATTCTGCTATAGTATCATGTTCAGGATCTCTTGATGCTGCACCAGCTCCACTTGCTACTGCAAGATATAAACCATTTTGAGATGCTGTACTTTGATTTTTTAATAATACCCTATCTCCAGCAACTAGGGTTACACCATCAATAACATCTCCAGCTTCAAGAGCTGATGAAATAACTACATTGGCAGTTGAAGCACACTCTGCAATAATTCTAGTTCTTAATCCAGCTACTGCATTATCAACATATGTTGTTGCAGCTTTTGCGTCTATTTGTGTTTGGATAGCAGAAGTAACTCCATTAACATATGCAAATTCTGCATTTGAAACTGCACCATCATGAATTTTAGTTGCATCTATTGCAGCACTTGCATTAACATCTGCATTAACAATTGAACCATCTACAATTTTAGATGAGTTAACTGAGTTAGCTGCAAGTTTAGCAAGAGTTATATTAGCATCTGCTACGTGTGCAGTGTCTATAGATCCATCTGTGTAATGCTCTGAGTTTATTGCGTTGTCAACAATTTTTGTTCCATCTACAGAATCTGCAGATAAATGTGCAAGATCAATTGAAGCATCAGTATAATGTTCTGAGTCAATAGCGTCATCAGCAATCTTAGTTCCAGTAACTGCATCTGCTGCTAAATGAACATTGTCTATACTTGCATCAACATATTGATCTGAATCAACACTATTTGCTGCCATTTTTCCAACAGTAATTTGAGAATTAGCTATGTGTGCTGTGTCAATTGATCCGTCAACGTATTGAGTACTATCAATACTATTTGCTGACATATGTGCTAAATCAATACTTGCGTCTACATACTGATCAGAGTCCACAGAATTAACTGCCATCTTAGCAACTGTCACTGCATCATCTATTAAATTTGCAGTATTAATAACTGCTGTAGGAATAGAATTATTTGTTTTAGATAAAACACCAACATAAACGCTTGTAATAGCTTCATTAGATAAAGATCCTGAATCCCAAGATATTGTAATTGTTGTATTAGTAGAAAATGCTGTTGCTGTAATTGTTCCATAAATAGTACCTGGAGTACTTGCAACAAGTTTAAGTCTACGTCCAACATGATAAACACTTGTTACATTAACACCTGCTATTGTAAAACTTGTTCCAGAAACATAAGCTGGTGTATATGCACCTGCTCCATCTCCGTACTCAATCCATTCAGCATCATTATAATGCTGTCTAATATCTGCCATAACGCTTCTAAAAGCATTATTTATATTTGAAGGCAACATTCCTTCTGCAACGGAGACTGTATTAGTTCCTGTAGCTGTATTGTTTGCTGCTGTTGTATCGTATTTACCTAAAAATGTTCCTGCCATAATTTATCCTTTATTCCATAAACCAACTGTAGGCTTTATTGCTTTCAGTATTGTTTTTGTTAACTAATGTATTAATTGTTTCTTCAATTTGTCTTTGAAAAAATTCTTGTGTCTCCATAGAATATCTAACATTATCTATGTCTGTTGAATCACTCATTATCTATATCCTGCTTTTGATGCAACAAGATCTATTCCTTGTGCATGTGTAAATGACGTACCTGAAGCTATTTTTACATTAGCTCTTATGTATCTACCTGATTGTCTTACTGGGTTAATACCACTTGTTAACATAGAAGATGAACTAGATTCTGTTTCTGTGTCTGCTAATCTTTCTCTAGTTTTTACAGTAACTGTTGCTTCTGCATCTACTATTGGTCTAACTCCTTGAATGTTAGTTCTAGCTCCTGGGAAACCTTCTATCTCTGCTGTTTCCATTTCACACTCATTAGAGTTTCCTGAAAAGATTGCAGCTTTAAATTCATTATTTATTGCACCTAAAAACATTTGTCCACCGTCCCAATAATCTGTATCTAAGTTAGCATTAATGTTATCAAGATTTTCAGATATAATATCCATTAATTCTACAGTATAAGCTCCTACAAATTGTGGAAATATTTGACTAGCATTAACTTTAGCTAAAGACCACTTTTGTGTAGCGTAATTATATATAATCATTCTATCACAAATACCCGTTGTATTATTAGTGTTATTAACTGATGGGTACAACCACATAGCTAATGTATTAAAAGGATCTGTAGCTGCTACTATTCTATCAGCATATGCTTTGTTTAAATTAGCATCAAAAAATCTATTTACTTTTTCTATTCCAATACCTACTACGTTATCACCTTGTATTTCATAAAATCCATCATCAGCATAAAAGAATACACGCCTGTTATCTTGACATACTGTTTTTCCAAATACAGCTCCACGATTTGGAGATATAACTGACAGTCTAAATACTGTTGCTCCACCAACATAATCCATACGAACTATTTGGTTTTGTCTAAATACATAACCTACTTCTCCAGAAGTTATAGCTACAACTCTACCACCCGAACCTGGAAGATCCTGTGAGTCAGATTGTTTTCCTGTCCAAACAGTTATGTCATTAATTCCAGACCATTGTATTCTATTAGTTGCTCCACTAATATTACCTACAACTAAAAAATCTCTGATAACTCCAGAGACTCTAAACAAAGGACAAGTCCCTGCTGTTTGAATTGCTGTAAGATCAGCAAAATTAGTTGATGTTCCCATTAAATAATATTGAGCTGCATCTACACCATTACTTGCAATTACGTATTCACCAAATTGTGTGAATGTCCAATAGTCATCATCATCTCCTGTTAAACTTGCTTTACGAGAAGTAAAAGCTCCTGATGCTAATTGAAATAAATCTGTTTTAGTTGCTACAAAATTAAATACAGCATTAGAGTTATCTCTAAATGATCCTGAACCATGTGCATCTGTAGCAGTTGTTGATGCTCCTGAATATGATACTAATGATGGAAATCTTTTGTAAGATCCTAAAGCGTGGTAAACATTGGTTGCTACATTAGCACCTTTCATACCATGAGCTGGTTGATCAGGTAGCCATTCTCCAAAAGGTATTTGCATTATCTGCTCCTATAAAATGATAAGTCGGTTTGTATATCTGTTCTTTGTTGAACAGGTGCTCCACCATATGAATCTTGTTTGTCGTTATTTTCGCATCTTTCCATAGCTGCGATATACATTTGTAACCATTGTTGAACTTGGTTAGGATCTATACCACCTAAGAAGTTAGCTGCATGGTATAAAG